TCCCGCTGCAGGCCGGCGAAGAGGAAGAACGCGAGCGCGTCCATGTCCACCAGCTCGAAGACGTTCTTGTCCTTCACCCGGTAGAGCTTCGTGAGGAAGGCCGGGCCGAACTTCTGGACGAGAAGCCAGGTAGCCGCGTGATCGAAGAAGAGGATGCGTGTGCGATCGAGCTCGACGGGAATGGCGCCGCGCTGCAGTGAGAGTTCCATGCGCAGCTTGTAGGCTGGCGGGTGCGATTGCGTCAAAACAGAAGGGCCTCCGTTTCCGGAGGCCCCTTTGCTTGGGCGGCGGTGATTAAGGACGGGACCAGCGACCCTGTCCGCAGATTCCCTGCGACACTACAGCCGCCGCCCAGGCTTTCACGCGCCGGAGGTTAGATCTCGGCGGTCTCACCCGTGCCCGTGTTCGGGTTGGCAACCGGCGCAATCTGCGTCAGGACGTTGAGCTTGCCGGTGCCCTTGAGCGAGATGTCGAGGCCGACAACCTTGCCCATACCGCTGGCGATCGTGATCCCGTCGACGTAAGCGTTGCCGCTGAACGCAGCGCGTCCGGTGGCGATCGTCGGGAAGAAGTTCCACTGCTGCGGAGCCGTCGGCGTGGTGATGGTCGCGAGGATGTTCGTCGACTGCGACGTGTCGCCGTCGATGAACATGTACTTCGCCTTCACCGTCCAGCTTGCCGTGGATCCGAGCGAGGACTCGTAGGTGTCGTCATCCGTGGTGGTCGCGTCGGCCGTCTTGCGCTTCCAATCGATCGTCCATTCCGCGAGGCCGATGACCTGGACCTCGCTGCCGGTACCGCCGACCGAGGTCTGCGCGAGATCGCCGAGCAGCTTTGACGGTGTGGGGCCCGTCGCCTGAATGGTTCGAACGACGCCGGTGCCATCTTCCGTCAGCAGGCCGACCGAGGCGTGAATCGCATCGATCTCACCGGTCACCGGGTTGCGCGTTACCTCTACCTGCGCGTCGAAGTGCTGCAGCGCTTCGAGCAGCTCCTCGGGTGTCACCTCGCGCAATGCGAAGGCGTCCTCGTCGCCGCTGGCGTGCAGGTTCAGGACGTTGCTCGTTTGCGCGTCGGTTACGAGCTTGTCGAAGTCGATCCACTTGCTCTTGCGCACTCTGAGTCCGAGGAACGATACCTCGGTCTCACTGATTACCGTGACATTCTTCTGTTCCATGCTGTTCTCCTGTGCTGCGTTAGTAGCCCTGCACGCTCGGGTCGCGCAGGATGGTGCTGTACTCCACTTCGTAGGTCACAACGCGTGCGATGACGTCCAGCTCGCTTTGCTCCATCTCCCACTTGTGGCTGACTTCGCGGATGCGCCGCACCAGACTGCCGAGGGTGATGTCGGCGAGCAGCAGCTTCGCGCCGCGGACGTAGCGCGCATCAGCGACCTTGTCGGCGGGCGTCGCAGCGTTCTTGGTGACCGCGGCGAGATGCCGGACGTGAAACCGGAACTTCCGCTCCACGCCGTCTGTGTCCTGGTACTCGGGGTCTTCCTCTTGCGGGATGACGTTGTCGCCGGGAAGCTCTGAAGTCGCAAAGCTCGAGAAGCGGCAGCGGAATATGTTCGCCGCGTTGCCGCCGAGAGTGGCGACAACCGCATCGAGGATGTCCGACTGGATGCTCTGCCCGTTCTCTGCGCTCATTGCCTGTAGAGCTCGTAGACGAGGAAGGCGCCGTCGTCCTCGGCGGTCGGTGTGCTCACTGTGTACCCGGTGCCTTCAACGACGACTGTGTCGCCGTCCTCGGGCATGGGATTGAAGGTGTTGAACGGAAGCCGGAGTTCGGGCTTGGCGCTCTCAATGCCGCCGATGCCGGAGTCCATGAGCTTCATCTGAATCGGCCGATCGAACAGACCGTGGATGGGCATGCCATCGGGGTAGGTGGAGACGGCCCGGAAGCTGACGCGCGGACCCGTCGAGCAGAGAGCTCGGAGATCGCGCGCGCCAAAGACCAGGCCGTTCATGGCTTACTTCTTGCCCTTGGGCGCGGCGGCTTCCTGCTGTGCGTCAGCAACCTCGGCGTCGGTCGCAGGCTCGGCGCGGCCGGCGGCGATCAGCCGCTTGGCGTCGGGCTCCTGCACCTGGACGAAGTCGCCGGTGGAGACGTGCTCGCCGGCGGAGACGAAGAAGGGCTCGGTGACGCGCACGAAGACGAGCTTGGCGGTGGGTGCCGCAAACCCGCGCACAGCGGCGGCCTGGAGGCTGTCGGCGGTGCCCTGCGCTCCGCTCATCGAGCTGATGATGCCGGGCTCCGCGGCGCCGGCGTTGGGATAGCGGGTGCTGAAGGCCGCGGCGATGGCGGCGAAGGTGAGAACTTTCATGGCTGGCTCCTGAAGGTTTGGGCTGGGGCTGGGAGGAGCATTTCGTCGGCGGTCAACGAAATGGTGAGGAGTTCAGGCCGGGGCCGCCGTGACTCAGCCCCGGCCATCCGGTTAGCTCGGCAGCGCCGAGGTGCAGGCCGCGAACGACTCGATGTGGCGCACGTTGGTGTCGTAGAACGCGTGCTCGGTGATGGTGTACAGCGCAGACGCCGCGTTGGTGTACGGGTCCGCGATGACCTCCGACAGACCCCAATCGCCGAACAGCATCTGGTCCCACACGCCGAGGATGAAGGCGTGCAGATTGTTCACCGAGTTCGCGCTGAAGCCGGTGAGCGCCGCGTTGGACGTCGCGATGCCGTCATAACCCAGCGGGCCTTCCTGCAGCCCGTTCGGGCCAACCTTGGAGTTGGGGAACAGGAAGCCGGAGACGGCCGAGCCGGGGATCTGCGGAGTGGAGCGGCCGGCGGCGCGCACCTTGGGCGTGGAGGCCCAGCGCAGCGTGCCGATGTCGCCGTTGACCGTGGAGATCGCGGCCTCGAGGTTGTTCACGTCGACGAAGGTCAGAGGCACGCCGCCCAGGCCTGCGGTTACAGTGCCGTTGGAGGCGCGCGTGGTGCCCGCCAGCACGGCTGCGAGGCCGGTCTGGTTGAGCAGGCCCTTGGGCACCGGGGCGACGCCCGAACCGGCCAGGCCGGCGGTGTCCAGCGAGCGCGTGAGCACCTGCAGGCGGTCATCGGCGAGGAACGAGTCCACGGCGAGGGCCGACTGCGCGAGAAAGTCCAGGTAGTACGCGTTCTGCATGCTGAGGCGCTTGGGCGTCATCAGGATGGAGTTGAGCGTCGGATCGCTCTCGGTGGCCGAGCCGCCTTCCGCCAGCCAGTTGCTGGAGGCCGCGCCGCTCTGCCGCGGCATCTGGATGGCGCCGTGCAGGCCGGTCATCATGCGCGCGCCCAGCGCGAGGCAGACCGTGCGGCTGCGCAGCAGCTCGATCGGGTCGGGCTCGACCTGGGTGATGTTGGTAGCCGTGCCGGCATTGCCGCCAGCGGCGATGGCGCGCTGCTGTGCAACCGAGCGCGTGGTCGAGCTGGGGATGGCGATACCCGAGCCCAGGCCGGTGATGCCGCGCTCCTCAGCCTTCTTGCGCAGAGTCTCGCCGACCTCACGCTCGAAGCCGCCGTCCTGGCCCTTGCCCTTGAAGGTTCCGGGCGTGCGGGCGTTCACCGCCGCGCGGTAGGCGCCGACGATCGAGTACTGGCTGCGCTCCTTGGCGGACATCCCGTCGAACAGCTCGTCGGCGACGGTGGGAACTTCCGAACGCTGCGAGTTGGCGATGATGGCGTCCGCGATGCGCGCCTTCACGGACTCGACGGAGACGCCGAGGTCCTCCGCGGCCTTCAGGCTGCGCTCGTTGAAGTCGTTGGGGTACTGGCTGTGCAGGGTGCGAAGACTCGAGAGGCGCTCCTGGTTCTGCGCAGCGAGGTCCGGTCCTGCAGTCGTCGTGGTCGGCTCTGCCATGGTGGCTCCTGTTCGTGTTGAGGTTGGGTTGGGGTTGCTGGTGGTTGGTGCAGAAACTTCGCGGGCCGCGGCCGGAACGCCGACGACGGTCTCATTGGTGGCCTGCCCGGCGTTGCCGGTGGAGGAGAGCGCGCGCTCGTCTTCGTCCTCGTCGTCTTCGTCCTCGTCGTCGGGATTGTCTGTATCGTCCGCGTCCTGGTCGTCGACCTTGCGGAAGGACCGGACCTTCACCGGCTGCGCGTCTTTCGCATCGCGGCCGACGCCGACGGTGGGATCGGCGGGCACGGTGACGAGCGACACTTCGAGCAGCTCCCAGTCAACGGCCAGATAGGTGCGAACGCCGTTCTTGTCCTCGGTGATCTCCCACTCGTGCACGATGTAGCCGATCGAGACATCGACCAGGATGTCGGCTTCGACGTCGGCTTCCTTTTCGGTTGCGAGCGCGCTGGTGCCAAAGCGGGAGGTGACGCGGATGGGATCGCCGAGCTCGAAGCTCTGCGATCGTCCGAGAAGTTGGTCGTAGTCGTGGTTGTAGAGCAGCGAGACGCCGCCCTTGAGCCGGTCGGTGCGGACCGCGCCCTTCTCGTGCGAGAGAATCTCCTGGCCAAACCAGCGCTCGACCGGAGTCGACGAGCTGACAGCCATGGTGACGGTGCGAGTCTCTTTGTCGTAGCCGGCGACGCTGGCTTTGCGCTGCAGCCTCCCGAGTTTCTTCGGGATGCCACGCTCGTCGACGTTCTGCGCCTCTGCAGCGGAGAGCTTGTGGATGACGCCGGAATAGCGTGTGGTTTCGGGCAGGCGAGGGTTCACGGGTCGGTTATCCATCGGCCCGGGGGTTATCGCATGCAATGACGCAAACGTGTCAAATCTAGGCGAACATCCCGCGGCGCAACTCTTCGGTGTGGTACATGGCAACGACGACGCCCGACATCATCCACGCGCGCTGCAGATCCGCGCCCAGCTCGTCGAACCGCGGCAGCGGCGCCCCGGTTGCGAGCGAGCGGCCGCTCGATGCCTGGCAATAGGCTGCGTACGCGATCGCTCCCAGCTTGCGTGCCTCCCTGGCCTGCTCGGGTGTGAGGGGCGCGGTCATTTGTGCGCATCCAGCGCGTCGCGCGCGTCGAAAGCTGCCTGCACCGCGGCGGCCACATCCTCTGGCTGCATCCCGGGTGCGAGATGAATGGCGATCGGCCGCTTTTTCGCGATCGCAGAAGTCATAGCCTCCCACGAAAACATAGCGAGGAGACAGCCTATGAACATACTGGTCGCGTCGAGGATGAAGTTCTTCATTTGCCCTTCGCTCCCTTTCCGGCGTTGCTGTCCTTGCCGCCACTGGCCTCAGCAGCTTCCGTTTCATCGCCGGCGGCGACGCCCTTGCCACCCTGGTCGCCGGTGATGTCGACGCCGTAGGTGACGCCGAGCTCCGCGAAGAAGTCCTGCTCGCGCTTGCGCTGCTGCGCGACCGTCTGCCAGTCGAGCCCGAGCTTGGCGCACTCGATCTCGTAGGTGGTGAGCCCTTCGCCCAGCTTGAGAACGATGGCGTTCGCGTCCTTCTGCGGATCGACCCAATCCCAGCCGCGCCCGCGCAGCGAGTGCTGCTCCATCTGCTCGGGCGTGAGGGTGATGTCCTGCAGTACGGTGAGCAGCGACATCCTGAGCCAGTTGCGGCGAATCTCGCCGACGAAGCACTCGCCGAACCAGCGCTGGATGAGCCGCCACATGTCGCGCTCGTCGATGAGCCCGGCGCGGATGGAGGAGAAGTTCACGCCCTCGAGGTCGTTGGCGAGCGACGGATACATCACCAATAGGCCGCTGGCGATGTTGCGCAGCATGGTCTGGGTGAAGTCTTTGTGCGTGTTCGTCGGGAAGCGCGGATCCGTGAAGTTGAGGTGCTCGCCGATCTCCAGCTGCTCGATCTCGCCGGCGTTGCCGGACATCATCCGCGTGCCGTCGGTGGTTGTATCGTCGCCGGTGGCGTCTTCATCCTCGTAGCCGAGGCCGCCATCTGTCGGATAGTCCTTCTCAATGACGGCGAACTTCGCGGCTGAGGAGCGCGCCGCAACTACGACGGCCTCTTCGTAGCGGTTGTACTGATTCAGCGGCAGGATGGCGGCCGAGAACCATGTATAGCCGCGCGTCTGTCCGGGCCTCTCCCACATCGCGGAGTGGATGATCTCCGTGGCCGGCACGCGAATGCGCTCGCGGGTGCCCGGCAGCATGTCGTTCGGATGACCGCTGAACAGGTGATAGGCGAGCGGGCGGCGGTACTTGTCGACCTCAACACCCATGCGGATCTGGCCGTCGTTAGTGGTGTAGGCCATCATCGAATCGTCGAGCTGGTCGTTGTCGAGCAGCTGCACGGCATAGCCCGCATCGTTGAACTGGCGGCCATAGACGTTGCGCACCAGGTTCTCGCCCTCGCGCGCAATGTTGGCGATCGCGAGGAGCTGCAGGTCCGCGAAGGAGAAGCGTCCGCAGGCCGTGCACTTGCCGCGCCTGCACCAGCGGTTCCACTCCTCGTCGATGCGCGCGTTGATGTTGTCAGTCTGAGCGGTGTCCTTTCCGTTGACGCTCGTGACGGCGGATTTTACGAGAATGCCCGATGGGCCGACGACGTTCTGCTTCACCATCTGCAGAAACTTGCGGGCGAAAGGATTGTCCAGCGCGAGACTGCGGGCGCGGGCGCGGAGGCGCTTGTTGTCGCTGAAGAGGTCCTGGTCGGCCGACCGCGAGCTGCCGACGAAGTCCAGGGTGAGGCGGTTGATCTTGGCCGCGGCGAATCCGCCGGAGCTGAGGGCACCCGCAACGCCTGCAGAGGTGTTGCCCAGGCTGAGGGCACGGCGCCGTGGAGCGGCGAAGAGCCGCTTACCGTCGGCGTTGCTGGCGGGCTTGGCGCCGGCGAGATCGAGAATCGGCATCTAGCTCGCCTCCCCGGCGAGGATGGTGCGGGCGGCGCGCAGCGCAGCGAGGCGTGTGCGGGCTTCGGTGCCGTCGCGCTCGGCCTTGGCGATGAGCACGTCCAGCTCGGCTGTGTCGTGCGGGCATCCGTTGATCTCAACGGCAGTGTGGCCTTGCTTGGTGCGGATGGAGACGGTCACTCGGAGACCTCCTCGCGCGAATCGCTCGCGCTGCAATGGGCTGCATAGCCGATTGCGAGGAAGAGCAGAACGAGGAAGATGGCAATGCAGACCGCCGCGGCTTCGGCTGCGAACTTGAGCATTAGCGACCTCCGAACGTGATGCCGATGACCTTCGTCGGCAGCTTCTCGCCGCGCCGCATGCGCTCACGACGGACGCGGACTTCGATGATGCCCTCCCACTTGAGCAGGTCCATGGGAGCCAGGCGCGTGATCTCGCGACCGCCGATCTTGTACATGGCGATGTCGTCCTGGGTGCGGCCCTCAATCAGGCAGCGAATGGCATCCAGGAGCCGCTGATTGTAGGTGCGCGGGTCTGCGGGGTTGGCGCCGGCCGGGTCCGGCGAGATGCGCGTCTGACCCTGCGCAAGCTGGATGCGGTTGCTGCTCGCATCGAGCGCAAAGCACACCCACTCGTACCGGCCGGGCGCCCAGGCTGCAGTTGTAGCGCTGGCAATGGTGAAGCTGGCGACACCGGCATCGTCGATCGCCACCGCAGCAATCTGGATACGCGTGGGCACGTTGCGCACGATGCCCGTGAGCACAAAGAAGAGCTGTGTGCCGGGGTCGAGTGCAACGGTCTGAACGGCGAAGCTGAGAGCGTCGCCGGCGCGGAGCTCGGCGGGCAGGCTCTGGTTCACCGCGACGGGGCTGGGAGTTTCCACCCGCTGTAGTTAGCGGCGCGGTGCGAAAGCGGTCAAATCAGGCGCGGGCGAAGGTCCACTTGCAGCAGCACGTCGCCGCCGGCGTCGCGCGCGGTTTCGGCCGCGGCGCTCAGGGAGGGTTTGGGTGCAGGCGCGATGGCGCAGACCGGGCAGAACGGCGTGTCGGGCGTGGATGTGTCGCGCAGATGTTCGCAGAGCATCACGCGGAAGAATACAGCTTCAATTTCCGTGAATCCACGAAAATCCGGGCCGAACGCGGCGTTTCTTCCTCTTTTTCGACATTGTTTGAGGCCTACTCGCCGGCGAGGCGGATGCCAGCGAGGAATCCGACGACGCGGACGGCTTGAGGACGTCGACGAGCTGCACCGCCAGGCGCGCCATCTTCCAGCGCTCGCCGCCGGGGCGGTCCTCCGGAGGAAGCTGTGCCGCCTTCAGCTCGAGCTTGCGCGCTAGCTCCCGCAGAGGCGCGCGAGTGAACTCCTTCGCTGCCAGCGCGTATACCGCGCAGTCCAGGGCCTCGTTCCGCCGTTGCTGCTTTTCCCATTTCGAAGTCTCTCCGCCCTTAGTCTGACGCGTTACGAGCTTTTCGGAGGTGAGCTGGGCGAAATAATCGGCATCGCAGCCGGCGTGCGCGTGCGCCGGGAAGTGGATGTAGCCGGGGCGCGTGCGGTCCTCGATCTGCAGGCGCGAGTAAAGGATGTCCTTCGCGGTGGAGCTGCCGACGCTGACCACTATGGTCTTGCGCCGGCCGACGCGCTTGCCCTGATTCACCAGAGGCGCGCCCTTGAGCGAGCTGCCCTTGCAGGCGTAGACGCGCTCGCGCTCATGCTTTTTCGTGTAGCTGTAGACCGCCTCCGTGCGGTTGCCGTCGCCGGAGTCGATGAAGGTGCAAGCGATGGGCAGCACCAGACCGCTCTCATGCCACACCTGCTGACGCCGCCAGGCGGTGAACTCGTCCCAAACCTCCGGCTGCTTGACGGGGTCGCCGTGGAAGACGCGGTGCTCGATGACGCCGCTCTGCTCGTTGAGGCCGAAGCCCCATTTGGTGGCCTCGATACGGTCTTTCTGCACGTCGGCGCCGATGGTGAAAATGATGGCCCAGGAGGGCGCCTGTGCGACGTACTCCTCCGCGTGCTTCTGCACGGCGTTGAGGTCGGCGCCTTCGGCCTCCTCGTCCCACGGCTCGGCGAGGACCGTGTTGGTGAAGACCTGCAGCTTGTCCGGGATGCCTTCGCACTTGCGATAGTCCGCGAGGATCTCCGCCCAGGTGTAGCCGATGGTGGAATACAGCGCCGAGAGCTGATAGCCGGCCGTCTTGCCGTCGCCGCCGCCGGGATTCTCGGCGCGCCACTCGCCGGCGCGAATCATGCCGTGCTTGTCATCCTCCGTGAGGCAGCAGCCCGCGGCCTCACAGACGTAGTAGCAGTCCTCGGCCGTGCCGCGGAGCTGGCTGAAGCGCAGGGTTTGGAAGTGTCCGCACTGCGGGCAAGGCACGTAATAGCGGCGCTGGTCCGACTGTTCGAAGGCCTTGGTGATGCGGCACGTCCGGCGAAGCGCGGGGCTGGAGACGCGGAGATGCTTGCGGGCGGTTTTGAAGGTGGCGAGACGTTTGCGCGCCTGGTCGACCGGGTCGCCTTCGATGTTCTGCCCATAACGGCCTTCCTCGTCTGTGATCAGGGCGCGGATGGGCCGCGAGGCGAGCTGCGACGGCGAGTTGGCCCAGCCCATGGATATCTGGCCACCAGGAAACGGCATGTGGAAGGTGTCGGTCTTGCCCTTGGCGCGGCTGGCGAAGAGCTCGCGGAGCTGCGGGGTGTCGCGAATCATCGGCTTAATGCGGTCGTTGACGATGACCTTCGCGAGATCCTCGGTGGGCTCGACGAAGAGGATGGGCGCGGGGTCGTGGTGGACGTGGAACGCGGTAAAGAAGAGTGCGATCTGCGTCTTGCCGATCTGAGAGCCCCACATCAGCACAGAGGTCTGGATGCCGTTGCCAGGCGTAAGCGAGTCGAGCGGCGTGCGCTGGTACTCGGCCGTCGAGACGTAGAACTTGCCAGGCTCTGCGGAGCCTTCGGCCGAAAGCATGCCGTACTTGTCGGCCCACTCGGCGACGGTGAGGTGTTCGGGCGGGCGGACCAGCGCGCACGCGTCGAGCAGAACCTGGTCGAAGGCGGCGAGGCCTTCGCTACTGGACGGGAGCATCGTCGTAGTCCTCGAGCAGCTCGGCGACGTTGCGCAGGATGTCGGCGTTGGTGACGGCAGGCTCGGGCCCGGCCGCGGCATCGATCTTCTCCACGGTATTGGGCTGCACCTCGTCAGGGAGGTCGACGATGGCGCCGGTGGAGATCTCGCGACAGAGCGCCTCGATCTCGTCCTTGATTGCTGCCTCGCGTTCGGTGCGCACCTTCAGGCCCTCGATGCGGCTGGCGAGCTTGGGTGCCATGCCGAGCAGCTTCGCGCGCAGATTGCCGAGCATGCGGTCGAGCCGCACCTTCGCGTCGGCGATGGTGATGACCTCACTGCGTAGCCGGCTAAGGGCCAGTTCCTTGAGGTTTGCCTCGGCGCGCGTCTTCCGCAGGGTGGCCTGGCGGATGTCCTCGTTCGGGCGCTGTCCGGCGGGCTCGCCCTCGTCGACGTCGGGCTCGTCCTGGGCCACAGCGGCCCTGTCGCCGGCTTCCAACGCGCTCTTGTAGCCGACGTACCAGTTGAGGACCTCGGGCCACGAGAAAACGGGCGTGCGGCCTTCCTTTCGCGACGGGCAGCCGAACTGGGTCACATAGGTGCGGATCTGGCGCGTGGAGACGTCGAGCAGGTCCGCAACTGTCTCAATGTCCATGGCTTCGTGTGGCATCGCCGAGACGGTAGCCGACTTCCACGAAACCGGGGAAATCGGGCTCGTGGAAGTGTGTCCGGGCGGGTGACTTCCACGAAAACCGGGGGTACTTCCGCGAGCGGCTACACGTGCGTGATGCAAACAAAGGGGTTAGCGAGATGGGTGGGGTTCGTGGAAGTGGAACTGGCCATTTTTCAATTTTTGTAGCCCTTCCACGCGGTGGCGCGTTACCCGCACGCGGCGAAGTCCAGGGAGGACCCATCGTGCGTGGACATAAACCACGCCCCTCCCTCGCCCTGTCAGTCTTTACGGCAAAGAGTGAACCGCTCCGCCGGCCGTGTCGCATGGAAAGAAGGTGAGCCACGAGTTGGCTTGTGGCGACGATCGGTATCGCGACGGAGCGGTTCGGCGTGGTTATCCGCTGCTCAGTGTGATGCCGTCAAATCAGGCAGCCCAGAGGCGTGCCAACTTGGACTCGCGCAGCTCGAGCTGCAGCGCCACGCGGTCAGGATCTCCGTGCTCGATGCCGGCGACGTGCTCGTAGTCGGTTTCGCTCACCAGAGGCAGCACGTTCTGTCTCGCGATCGCCGTCGGCATGCCCGCACAGGTGAGGACGGCAGCCCGGCGCTGGTAGACCGTCGTTCGCACATGCTCACGATAGGCGGCGAACACATGTGCATCGAGCTCGATCACCAGGCGTTCGCGTTCGGCTTTGGCGTCGAGTCCCAGCCATGAGCATGCACACTCAAACGAACGCTCCCACTCTTCGCGATCGGACTGCTTGGGTCTGTGCTCTTCAATCCACCACCGCGCGAGGATGGCGGCGTCCGTGGGCAGGCCATACGCTGTGCGTTTCGCATCGGCTACGGCGGAGTTGATCATCCAGCGCCAGAACTTCAACACTGGATCCGCCTGCAGCTGAGGGCGTGACGGCGCACTCTGAATCAGGCTGCGATTCGTCTTCGCGGCAGAAATCTCAACGGTCGCTTGGGGCATGCGAAGTCAATATCTCACGCAACAGCAGCAGTTTACGCGCTCCGTACAAACTCGTTTGGTGCGCTAGGCAACTCAGCAGCGGCAATCAATCGCTCCACGACGCCGACTAGCGGCTCTAATTTGCCATTTTCGTCTGCAGCCGCGAGTCGGTTCAGCTTTTCATACGCATCCGGTCGAAGGTCCAGCCGAAAGCTTCTGCGGTTGCGTGTCAGTCCTCTTCTCTGGCGCGAGCCGCCCCTTCTTCCCATGCGTCCTACCCTACTTTGCGCCAGGCGCGTCCACAATGGCACTCTCTGCGCGCGAGGTCTTTACCATCTATGTCCCTCCCTTCCCGTCCTGCCTGGCGTCATAAACGCCCGGCGCCTGGATCCGGCATGCCCCAGATGCTGCGTTCCGATGACATCACCTGGACGCGCACCGTCGAGCCGCGCGAACGCTATCGCATCCTCTACCTCGATCGTGACGGCGCGCGGTCCGAGCGCATTATCGAGCTGCAGAAGATCGGCGAGGTGAAGGGCGTTCCCTACCTCGGCGTCGTCGACAAGGGCAAGTTCAAGACCATGCGCGCCGATCGCGTTCTCGCCGTGCTCGAGCAGCTCAGCAGCGGACACGTGCCAACGCTGCGCAGCTGGAAGCAGGTTGGCTATGCGGACACGCTGCCGGCGTTCCCGGTTGCGAGCGCGGTCCACAAAATCGCCACGGTGGCGAAGTCGAACCGGACCTGGACGGTCGACCTCAACCACTACACATGCACGTGTCCGGAGAAGCGGATCCGCAGCGGCTTCGGGTATGCGCCCGGCCAGCTCGGTTTTGTGTGCCCGCACATCGCGCGCGCCATCCTCGAGCACTTACCCGCGGAAACACACTGGCCGGACGAGCTCCTCGCCTTCCTTCGCGATCCGCGGCGCGTGCACATCGACAACCTCAGCTGAATTGGAGATCAGCACTTCCGTCACAGGTCCCCGCGATTCGAGTGTGCTGCCGAGGGCATAGCGCGTCTGCACCGCCTCCAGAAACATGCCGTGCTTGCGCGCCAACTCGCGGACCTCGGCGCAGTTGTCGAAGCTGAGGAGAAACACGCCCTCGATCGCAGCCAACGTCTCGAAGAGCTCTAGCCGTTTCGATTCCGGCAGCGCGTCATAGCGCCCGTTTGCCTTGTAGTGAACATAAGGCGGGTCGAGATAGAAGAACGTTTCCGGCGTGTCGAAACGCCGGACCAGCTCCGTGAAGTCACGCTGCTCGATGCGGACACGACGGAGGCGCTCTGTCGTCACGTTCAGCAGCTCGCGCACTGCATCCAGAGGCCGGCGTGCGGACCCGCGCTGCAGCTCCGTGAGATGGGCGCCGGCGAAGTGCAGACCTTTGGCGCCGTAGCTGTACCAGGTCGTGTATGCGAAACGGAGCGCGCGGCCGAGTTCGTCGGTCGGTGCCGATACGCGCAGCTCGCGAAAGCGCTCCGGGTGGACGATCTCGTGTTCGAGCAGCTCGACGAGTTCCGCCGGCCGGTGCTTCACGACGCGAAAGAAGTTAGCGACCTCGCCATTGAGGTCATTCATCACTTCGGACGGGGACGGGTCTTTGGCGAACAGAAGTTTGGCGGAGCCGGCAAAGACCTCGACATAGATCTTGTGGGTCGGGATGCGGGCACGAAGGGTTTTCAGGAGGCAGCGTTTGCCGCCGGGCCAGGCGAAGGGGGAGTTCATGCGCGCACGCTAGCTCCACTGTCTATAACGTGCAAACACCCGATTCGTTCATGCACGAATCCCTGCACGGAGCGCGCCGCTACGGTGGTGCGATGGCAAGCATCCTCTCCCGGCGGCTGGGCAGACGCATCCGTGCGCTCCGGCTCGAGCGTAGCTGGCGACAGATCGATCTGGCGGCACACGCGCAGCTAAGCAAGACGCACGTCTGCGATATCGAGACCAGCCGGCGCGAGATCTGCCTCGGCACCCTGGAGAAGCTGGCCCGCGCGCTCGACACCACGCCGTCAGACCTACTCAAATAGGCGCGCCCTGTATTCTGTTGACGTGATATTGCTTTGGCAGCATACTAGTTACATGGCATACGAGGTCGAGTTCACCGACGAGTTTGAAGTGTGGTGGAACGGCCTTACGGAAGCCGAGCAGGTCAGCATCAATGAGGTTGTCATCGTTCTCATGGAAAAAGGCCCAGCTCTGGGCCGTCCGTATGCCGATACGCTGTCGGGCTCGAAGTTCCCGAACATGAAGGAGCTTCGCGTGCAGCATCATGGCCGCCCGTACCGCATTCCGTTCGCCTTCGACCCCCGCCGCGTCGCGCTCCTTCTGCTTGGCGGGGACAAGACGGGGAACTCTCGTTGGACCGCCGAGGCCATCGCGCGGGCCGACACTCTCTACGCCGCTCACCTCGCCCAGTTGGAAGGGTGAGGGGCGTCTATCAACAGGAAGATCACGACCATGGCCAAGAACTTCAAGATTCTCCAGCAGCGCATGTCGCCCGAGGCGCGCGCTATCTCCGAGAAGCGCGCTGCAGCCACGCTCGAGAAGATGGCGCTTCACGACCTGCGCAGGGTTCGCCGCATGAATCAGACCGAGCTGGCCGCCCAGCTCGGGACCGCGCAGAGTGAAGTCTCCAAGATTGAGAACCGTGCTGATATGCACATCAGCACGCTTCGCCAGTATGTTGAAGGGCTTGGTGGCCAGTTGGAGATGAAGGCCGTCTTCCCGGAGAAGACCATACTGCTCGATCTTGCCGCAGGACGGCGATGAGCAACATATCTTCGCCGCTCACGATGCCTTCCGCCATCTCGCCGAGTGTTTGCATGTGGCGAAGTGTGAGACCGCGCGCGACGCGACCTCGGGCATGGGATCGAACGGTGCGGGCCTGTCCTTCGGCGTCTTCCACCACTCGATGCGCGCCTCGCAGGAATGGCACTCGCCGTTGCCGGTGTACTGATATCCGCCTGCCATCAATTCGCCGCGCGTCTTCGGCATGCCGGCAGCCTGCGCGCGCCGAGTCTCCATCCGGTGAACCTCTTTGTCGCGTTCGGTCTGCGCGTTGATATTGTGCAGAAACGTGTGCCGAGGGCAGTACTCGCTGCCGTCCTGCGCAGCCAGGCCACAGACCACGTCCTGTACCTTGCCCTTCACCATCTTGTGCTTGAGAACAAAGGTGCATGCGCGCATTAGAGGCCTCCTCTCCTGAACGCATCCGCCATGGCGCACGGCAGGCACCAGGCCGAACTGCGTCCGCCAACCTCGTCACGACGTCCCGTCGTCGGCAGCTTGCAACCACGGCACGGACGCTCCTTCCTCCGTGAGTCGTTTGTCCAGTCGATCTGCACGTTGTTCACGCGAAGTGCAGCGGCGCTTGTCTTTTTCGCCATCACTCACCTCCGATAAACAGCAGCTCACGGTTGACCGCAACGTGGCCCTGCTGTTCTACGAGCAGCCCGGTCGAGCGAGTCTCGCTAAGCCGCGCCGCAAAGCCGCCGCCCGTCGCTTCCATGCCGACGGCTTCGGCCAGCAGCGAGCGACTGATGAACCGCCCGCGCAGTGACACCAGGTGATCGAACATCTGCAGCGATTTTCCGCTCAGCTTCGGCCGCCACAGCGCCAGAACCTCATCCGTCGTGTCCGGCGCCTTGAACGCATCGCCGAACCGCTCCGTGCCCTCGGGCGTTGCGTAGACCATGCTGCCTTCGGTGCGGATTGCGCCCGCTGTCCGCGCCTCGCTCAGCCGCGCGTTGAAGCCGCCGCCATCGACGGACATCCCACAGAGCGTCGCCAGCAGCTTCTTGCTGATGCCCTCGCCGCGCTTCGCATAGCCGGCTGCGATGCCGGCGATCTTCAGCGAGGTTCCGGTGAGGCGCGCATCGGCATTCGTTGACGGCTTCGGCGCAGGGATCGGTTTTATGAGCGGCGGCACTGGCATCTGGATGCGGAAAGATGACGCCACTGGCACGTTGCCGAGCGTCAGCTTCGCATCCGCAAATCGAATCGCGCGCAGCTCCTCGACTTTCGCCGTGCACTGCTGCGCAAACGACTCCAGCGCCGCTACCGCGGCATCCTTGGCACGGTGTGCATTCGCGAGGTCGCGTTCCAGCACGTCAATTCGTTCGCGGATGGCCTTCATCTCGCCAGCATCAACCGCGGCCGGTTGCTTCTTCGCCTCCCGCGCCAGCTCTTCCTGCAGCTTCCGAATCGTAGCCTTCAGCTCCGCCGGCGAGTTCTCCTTGGCGCGCTGCACTGTCGCGGAGATCTCCGCGCCGAGCTGCTCGATGTCTACGGTCGCCAGCGCTTTCGGCGACTTCACCCGCTGTCCCGGCTTTGGGGTCGCGGAGCTGTCAAACGTCTCGCGCCGCCGCACCTTCGTGCGTTGCATCAGGTCCGAACCTGGGGCCCAGAACCAGGCCGTTCCCACCGGCAGCGACGGCAGCGACTGGATCATCTCCTTCGCCGCTGCCGGGTCGGAGTGCACGTCCACCCACTCCTTCACCGCCGCCAGGTCCTTGGGATGATTCATGCGCAGCGCGACCAGCATGTCCGCCTGCGTCAGCACATCCTTGTTGAGCACCTGTGGCCGTTGCGTGATCATCGCGCAGCCCAGCCCGCGAATGCGGCCGCGGCGCACGATGTCCTGCATCGCGCCGAGCGTGCGCGCCTCCTCGCCAAACGGCTTCTGCGGTGCTGCAAAATCCGCCTCGTCCACAATCAACAGCAGCGAGTGCCGGTTGATCCGGTAGAGCGTCTCGAGAAACGGCACCAGGAACCGGTGCATCTGGCCCTTGCGAAAGAGCGAGAGATCGATGACCGCGGAGAACTGCCGCTCCACGATCGCGGTCGCTACAACCTCGCCGGCCGATTCCTCCAGCGGGATGTCGGCGTGCTCGCCGCCGAACACGGCGATGGGAAAGCCTGGGTGCTCGCCGTCCGCAGAGCTCTTCAGACCCCACCAGGCTCCGGTAGGATCCAGCACAACGACCTGCTGCTTGAGCTTGAGCGCTTCCTCAATCTCAACGGCGGCGGTGTACGTCTTCCCGGCGCCCTTCTTCGCAAGAATGACCTGCGTCTGCGTGACGATCTCGAGCGGCAGCTCAAGATCCTCCGAGACACGTAAACCCTCGCTCTTCGCCATTACGCGCCCGCCGTTTCTATGGCTGTGCCAGTTGTGGGCTGCAACGCCGTGCCCGGCTTGGTGCGGGATTTCTTCTTCGCTGGCACACTCTTCGCCGGCTGAGCCGCTTTTGTGCCAGCCTTCGCTGCCTCCGCCGCGGCTTTGCGGTCCGCCTCGGCCTTGTCGCGGATCTGCTGTGCGATGGCGTCCGCATCGATGCCCAGCGCCTGCGCCGTCTTCTCCAGCAGGTCGTCGTTGTCCCAGTCGTTGGCGGTGGCTTCACCCAGCAGCAGCGCCACGGCGACGTCATCCAGCTCGGGTGCCGTGAGGCTGTCCAGGTGTTTGCGGAAGGCCTCGCCGGCGAGCTTGACCTGATCGCGCGCCTTCTCCCACGTGGTGTGGCCCTTCTTCGCCTTCGGCACATCAATCGACAGAGACTCGCAGAGCTTCGTGATGTCACCGTTCCAGGCGTTGCTCGTCACGAACCAGGCGAGGAAGAAGTTCAGCATCCGCGCGTTCGGCGCATCGGCGCGCTCGATCTCGGCCAGCAGCGCGGCGTCGATCGCCTTCTGCACGTTGGCTTTGAACTCGCGCTCCTCTTCATCTCGCTTCTGGCGCTGCGCGTAGCTCTCGCCGTTCGGCTGCACGCCATGCGTCATCTCCCGCGTCGGTTCCACGTGATGGTGATGCACCTTGCAGCTCTGGTCGGCGCACACGTAGCGCAGCTTGCCCTGGTCCGGGCCGTCGGTGGCGATGGCCTGCACCGTCGCCGGGCACGCGCCCTTCTTCGACCCCACCCACTGCCCTTCCTTCACCGCCTTGTTCGCCACCACAACGGCGCGCGCCGTCTCGACGGCCTTGCCCTGCTGCAGCTTCACCGCGCTGGCGCGAATCTCGACCACCGGCTTTTCCAGCTTCTCGGTCGAGTGCTTGCTGGAGATCTTCAGCAGCGGCGAGCCCTGGTCCTTCGCCCGCGCCTGGGCGAGCAGCGTGAACGCCTTTTGCTTGTCCGCGAAGCAGGCTGGATCGACGCAGGTGTCTTCCACTGTTGTCAGGTCCGCGAACAGAGCGGCGTTGGCGCCGGTGCGCTTGGGGCAGGTGGTGCACGGGCCCGCGATCGGCAGCAGATCCGCATCGCCCAGATCCCACGGCACACCCTTGAGCTGCAGCAGGACGTGGTCGCGTATCCACTCGCCGAGTTCTACCGCAGTGGGGTTGACCAGGCGCCTCATGTGCTTCGCGTCAAAGCGCTGCATCCGCGTCGCGATCAGCTTCTCCGCGGGCATCTCTTTTCTGATCTCCCACTGCGCGATGCCTAGCAGGTAGACCAGTGCATTGATCTGGTCCTTCGCGGTCAGCCGTGCCAGAAGCAGCGCATGCCCCAAAGTCAGGTGGCCGGCCGCGAACAGTCCCTTCGCGTCAACCTCGAGCGTCAGCAGCTTCAAGCGCTGCTGCACATAGCCCAGCGTCTTGCCTGCCTTCTTGGCAACGTCTTCGGCAGTCGCACCGTGCGCCAGCAGCGCGCGATAGCCCTCGGCCTCTTCCACCGGATGCAGGTCGGCGCGCTGGAGGTTCTCGACCAGCTGCAGGTCCATCGCATCGCTGTCGCTCAGCCCGTCGTGCACGATGGCCGGAATCTCGCTGAGCCCCGCGGCCTGCGCCGCACGATAGCGCCGCTCGCCAGTGACGAGCTCGTAGTGCGCCGGCTCGTCTCTGCCGGAATCGGGTTCAGGCCATTCGTCGATGATCGATCGCACCAGGATCGGCACGGTGACGCCGCACTCGCGGATGCTGCCGGTCAGCTCCTCGAGCGCGGCCGGGTCGAAGTGCTTTCTCGGGTTCGTGGTGGATGGACGGATGGCGGAGAGGGGGATAGATTCAAAACTGCCGGGCTGAAGCTGGTTCATGGACAGGTTCCTTTCTTCGGTTCGGTTGTGGTTTTACGCAGCGCCGGTCGTTCTCCGCGATCGGCGCCGCGCCGTTTCAGGCCACTGTTTGTGCTGGCGCTTCCTGGGTTGTGACCTCACGCATACGGCGCATGCGGTCGCGGACGTCTTCCATATCTGCCTTCGGAATCGCCGCGATAACCGCTGCTATCTCTGCATCGCTATGCCGGGGCTCCACGGTTCGTCCGAGTTGCCGGCGCGGGCTGCGCACGATCACCGCGCGCGGGATGCCGGCGGCAATGTCCTCCTCGCGCTCCCGAAGCCACTGTGCCTTCCACGCGTCGATCTGCGTTACCGCCTTGCGGCCGGCGCGCAGACTGGTTTCGGAGCGCAGTTCCGCCTCGATCTCATGAGGCTCGGGAAAAAACGGCGCCCTCGCCCGGTCGCGTATGACCTTCGATAACGCGGCTGCGAACGGCTCGATCTTGTACCGCACTACCATCTCCTCCCACTCCGAGAGGTACATCTCCGTCGTAAGCGGGCCGAGCTCCTGCTTCGGATAACGGGCAATGGTCTGGTCCCAGAGGGCCTTGAGCTGCAATGCCGTATCGACGCTCAAACGCTGCGTCGGATGCAGCGTAAGACCGTTGAAGACGTTGTGCTGAAGCGCTGACGTGGAATCCCGGTCCAGTTCCCCGGCCCGCTGAATTTGGCGCAGGCTGTGCATTGGTTCCTCCATTCGGCTGTCGTGTCAGGTGTTCGGGCTTGATGCGGTACTCGCGCAATCGCATGAACTCGGCGACGTCCTTCAGGTACCGCCATTCGCTCTCGGGCACAGCGTGGGCAATGCCCTCGACGAAGTGCAGCACGGCGATCGCAGCATCCTGGGGCGAGGCTCGCGAGGACTCTGCCTCGGCCCGCACGGCCGCCAGCGTGGCGATGCGATCGGGGTAGGGGATGTCCTTGGCCGACCAGTTGCGCATGCGGGCTCGAGGATGCGCCAGGATGATCTGCGCCACAAACGGCTGCAGATCGGGCTCCTGATTCAAGGGCGGAGGTTCAGGTGGAGGGGCGGCGAATGCTTGGGGCATCGCAGTTGGCTGCTCGGCCGCAGGCTGCTCACGCGCGTTAACTCTCTCTGCATTTAAGGATGACGATGAAGGGCAATGCTCGGGCTGTGCTTGTGCAATGCTTGGAGCATGTTTCCAGCGGGAGCGGGCGGCCTTCGATGCCTTAGCCGAGGCGTTTCTCTGTTTTTCCGCGTATTCTGCCCGAATCAGCTCTAGCCGGGACTGGATCAGCTGGCCGTCGCGCATTGTGAAGAACGCCCGGAGCGCGTCCCATGCAATGCTCCAAGCATGCTCGGGCACACGCGCGATGCGACGAAGCCGCTCGGATTCGAGCGGCAGGGATCCATTCCTCCAGGCATGCATCAGCAGCAGCATGTAGGCGCCGGACTCCAGCGCATCCAGGTGAGTCGTGGCGGCGAGAAAATCGCCGATGTACAGCGGCATCCAGACATCAGGCTTCGGAGTCGTTCTCTTCAATGGACTCGTTCCTTTAGGTGTGCTTGGAGCATGCGCGTAGCTTTGCCGCGAGAGCAGCGGCGAAGCGGGTCAGGCAGGATTGTGTGTTGCAGACCGTGCCCTGGCGGTCTGCCCACTCGCATCCTTCGTCGCAAGCGCGATAGAAGGTGCAGCGGCAGTAACGGCAGTGGCCGGGGGTTGTGGCAGGCAGAGGGTTGTCGATCAGCTTCAACGCAGGCCCTCCATGTGTTGCCGGTAGGCGTTCTGCAGCGTGTCGAAGTTCTCGAAGCACTTGCCCTCGGACCAGCGCATCATGGCGGCGTACTCGGGGACGTGGGCGTCGATCTTCTCGGCCGCCGTCCACCAGTTCGCCGCGCTCGGCACCTCGATAACCGGCAAGCCGCATATCGGGCACTCCAGGCCGCTCACGCCATCAGCGTCCGACCGGGTAGAGGGCGCGGCGTCGCGCGGATGGCCGTGCCACTGGCATTGCTTTCCGAATGCATACGGTTGATCGTGCATCGTGTGTCCTCCTAGTTCCCGCGCCACCATTCGCGGCGGCGCCGCACATGCCCGACGAGCAGCTCGCCGAGCTCCCAGCCGAGTCCACGCCCGACGGCAGACCACAACAGCTCCGCGCAGAACTCAGGCATCGTGCAGCTCCACGCTCACGGCAACGGCGTCCTCGTCGAGGATCTCGATGAGCTGCGGATGGGCGCTGTCGCGCGCGATCAGGCCGCGCCATTCGAGATACTCGACCGCCTCCACGACGAGCTCTGCGATCTCGCCTTCGCAAGAGTCCAGGTCGAAGTGCACACAATCGTCGGGATCGGTCTGGTTCAGCGTGTGCACGTCGATTACGCTGCAGGCGTACTCATACGCGAGCGATCGCTCGATCGCGAGCATCTGCATCTCGGTCTTTGTGGCGCTGGGTGCAAACGTGCGGCAGGCGCCGCGGCCGGCGCTCATCCGAGCACCAGCGTGATGATGATGAGAACCATGACTGCGGCGCACGCGGCCTGGAAACGGCGCGTGCGCCGGCTATGGGCAAGCTTCGCCGCGTCGCCACGCGTGGGCTCGGTCTCCTCCCACTGTGGGAGCTTGGCGAAGTCCAAGGCACCGCGCTTCGGCTCAGGCCGGCCCTCGGCCCGGGTACCGGGCAGGTTGGCCAGGGCCGCGACGCCGCCGATCGACAGCAGCAGGCAGGCCGAGTCGGTGAGCGACCTGAGGTAGCAGGCCTCGCCGATGCCCAGTTCGCCGAGCATGGATCCCGACTCGTACCATGGCAGCCCGCGGGCGGCGGCGCTGAGGCGCAGGCCGCCCTTGAGCTGAGGGCTCCCGGGCGCGAAGCCAGATTCGATCAGCGAGGCTTCGATCTGCCGCGCACAATCCTTCGCTGCGTCGGCGAAGCAGCCGTTGCAAAACCGCTCGCCGGCAACGGGCGTATCGCAACCCGGTCCGGCACAGGTCCGCACCGTGTTCGGTGCGATAACAGGGATGTCTAGGAGGGGTATGTCCGAGGTAAGAGAGGAGTTTGTAATCACGGCCTGCTCGCTGATGGATTGTCTTCATCCTGCGATGATGACAATTTCACATCAGCGATTCAGTGTCAACTGCAAAGCTTCATCAATGGGTCGAGGAAGATACACCCTCAGATGTCAAGCTGATATTTTTCGACCCCGACTCCGAGGATCACGAGTGCCTGCTGATCGGAGCGAATCGAGGGATAGAGGGTGTTTTCGGGGATGAGTTCAAAGACGGGGTTGCCGTTCGCATCTGGCAGCCGCGCTGCATACCGCGCGATAACCGCTCGCGGATCGGCATTGCACTGTGCGACCACAAACTTCCCTGGAGCCGGGTCCGTCTCCGGATCTGCGATCAGGAAGTGGCCGGTCTTCAGGCTCGGAGCGTTGGCGTCATCCTCGATGATCACCGCGAACGCGCGGCGCGAGTGCTTTTTAAGCGACATAACATGCTGGATTGGTTCACGTGACTTTTCGTTGTCTTCAGCCGCAACACACTTGGCTGCGGTCGATTGGGCCCAAGCTGGAATGATTACCCCCTGTAGGATCACTGGTTCGTCGTTTTCACCGAGCGGATTGATGACCTCAATTCCTAAGGCTTGCGCCAGTGGACCGAGGTGCGGCGAAACCAGGGGCATCCTCCCTGCTTCAATCCGCGCGATGGTGGCTTGATCGACGCCGCTAGCTTCGTGTAATTGACGCTGCGTGAGATGGAGTCGATTGCGACGTTGTTTCAGTTGGAAACCCAACTTGGCCATGTCTACTTTTCCCATTTCCTGATTGCACAGCATCAAGAAACCAGATTAGAGGACAAGTTTGCATCGCCCCGCATTCTCTGGTAATGATAATACGTCATCAGGAGATTACATGACCCCATTACTAAAAGCACGGAAAATGCGGGGACAGACCCAGCGAGACGTGGCTGCGGCGACGGGAATCGATCAAGCCATCCTGTCCAAGATCGAGCGCAGTGAGCGGTCTAGAGCTCATCCGGACAAGGAGGGCGCTACGGCCGCGCACGCGGCGGTGCTGTCACGGTATTTCGGGCACCTCGTCACTGAGGTGCAGATACTGTACCCGGCCGATTACCTGGTCGACGAGGCGGATGTTGCGATGCTGCATGCCTCAGCCGCCGCCAACGAGGCCGCCTAAGCCATGCTAATTGGCTTCGCTATCCACCCGGCCGGTGACGCGCGCCGCCGCGTTGCCCAGCGTGCGGCCCACCGAGAGCATCGCTCCGGGATCTTGCGGCGCAGGCGGAATGTATTGCGCCGGGTAGCCGCCCTGCATCATCTGCCGGGTGGCGAACTCCCGCATGCGGGCCTGGGCTTCGCTCTCTGCGGTGCACGCCCAGATCAGCGCGCCGAACCAGCCCAGCACGGTCCAGCCCAGAAACAGGTTCACCAGCACGATGCCGGTCTGCGCGACCACGCGCCGGCTGCGGGCGATTACCGAAGGCAGGAAGTACAGAAAAACGCCGCCGAAAAGTATCAGCAGGCCAAGGACGACAGGAAAACCGGGGTCGACAAAGCAGAGAAGCGCCTGCGGCATGAACAAGCTCCAGTGTGAGAAGTCCCGCCAGCATACAGGTGTAAGGACGAATGCGGAAGAGTACGGATATACAAAAACCAGGCCAGGAAAAAACGATGAACGAGACACCAGCGAAGCCCACCTCCCACAAAGTCGACGCCATCCTCCGGCTCCCGGAAGTGGAGCGGATGTCCGGGCTAAAGAGGACCGCAATTTACGAGCGCATGGCCGAGGGCAAGTTCCCCCAGTCCGTGCCCCTGGGCGTGCGTCATGTCGGCTGGCTCGAGTCAGAGATTCAGGCGTGGATCCGCGAGCTGGCAGACTCCCGAAAGGTCGCCGCCTAAAGTGGGGGCAAGCATGGGGGCAAGCAGCCGATTTTGGCGCTTGCCCATTTTTTGTTTTCAGCAGCTTACAAGTTTTCTTTGGTAGGTGCCTCGCCTACCAGTACGACCGCCGCGGCCAGCCGCCTTCGTTTCGGGGGCATTGAAAAATAAGGTATTTCGATGCGTTTAGTTGCCGCCATCTTCCGCCGTGAGCCGTTGACTGTGGCAGTCTTCCGGGGGCAATATTGGGGGCAAGACATGCTTCCCGGAAAGGCTTGCCCCCAAATTGCCCCTTACTGACGTTGCGCTGCGATCGCTGAAGACCGATGTTCCGCGCAAGATCTTCGACGGGCGCGGCCTCTATCTTGAGGTCACAGCAGCCGGCAGCAGGCTCTGGCGAATGAAATATCGGTTCGCCGGAAAGGAAAAGCGCCTCTCCCTGGGGAGCTATCCCGAGGTCAGCCTGAAGGCCGCGCGGGCGGCTCATGCCGAGAAGCTTGCCCTGCTAGCGCGCGGCATTGACCCGAGCGCCGAACGGAAGTCGGCCGCCAACGCTACGGGCGGGAGCTTCGAGACGGTAGCGCGGGAGTGGATTGCGAGCCGCGAGCCGATCTGGGCACCGGGCAATACAGCCCGAATCAAGAGCCTCTTCGAAAACGACCTCTTCCCTTACCTCGGGTCGCGGCCGCTCTGCGAGATTACGGCGCCGGAGCTCCTCGTCACCATCCGGAGAATCGAGCGGCGAGTGCTCGAGCGAGCGCATCGCGCCCTCATGAACTGTGGCCAGGTGTTTCGATACGGGGTGGCGACCGGCCGATGCGAGCGCAATCCTGCCGCCGATCTGCGAGGAGCACTGCCGCCCTACAAAAGCGGCCACTTCGCAGCGCCTACCGACCCGAAGCTCCTGGCGCCTCTGTTGCGCGCCATGTACAGCTACGAAGGAACGCCGGCGGTGACCGCTGCCCTGCGGCTGGCTCCGCTGGTGTTTGTTCGACCCGGCGAGCTGCGCAAGGCGGAGTGGGCTGACGTGGACCTGGACGCCGCAGAATGGCGGTATGTCGCCAGCAAAACAAAGGTCCCCCACCTGGTGCCGCTGGCGCGGCAGGCGGTTGAGATCCTGCGCGAGCTGCTGCCAGTCACAGGCCGGAGCCGGTTTGTGTTTCCGAGCGCGCGATCGAAGGACCGTCCGATGAGTGACAATGCCGTGCTGGCAGCCCTCCGCCGGTCGGAGATATCGAAAGAGGAGCTATCCGGCCACGGCCTGCGTGCCACCGCTCGCACCATCCTGGATGAGGTGCTGAGCTTTCGCCCGGACATCATTGAGCACCAGCTCGCGCACGTAGTGAAAGACCCGAACGGCCGTGCGTACAACCGCACCGCGCATATCGAGGAGCGGCGGCGCATGATGCAGGCCTGGGCGGATTATCTGGATACTCTGCGCCGGGCGGAGGTCGTGCCCTTCGCGAAACGCGCCTAGATGAAGTCGTCGGCGGCGAGCTGGACGATGTCGTCGGGCAGTGTTTCGGTACCGGATGTTGCCGCGTCAGCCTGCATGCGGCGTTCGGCATGAAAGGTGCGCGGAGGATCCGTGGGCGTGGGTGCGGGATCGTGCGACCAGTTGCAGAGCTCGCCGGCAGAAGCACCACATCCCCAGCCATTCGCGGCGACGTGCGGGCAGTTCCAGGTGAGCGGGTCGATCAGCGTCGGGTCGGTTGTCGGCGTATCACTCATGCGGTCCGCTCCTGAGCTTTGCGGGATTCGCTGCGAGCGGCGAGAGCGGCGGCGATCCACTGACGTTGCGCGGCGTGTCCCATGTCCGTCCAGGTCGGGAAATGCGCGAGGGGCAGGCCGGTGTCCTCGAGCCAGGCGAGATACATCGCCTGGCCGGCGCGCTCATCAGAGACGGCTCCGGCCTGTGCCGCCGCGATGCCGGCGGACTCCCATAGCCGCCGCGAGCTCGCGCGCAACTCGTCGAATCGACGCGCACGGTGGACGGACGAAGCGGCGAAGAAGGCGTCATGTGCGATGCGGCCGAGCGAATCCATAGAGCTTCCGGGGTCGGGTGCGAGATGATGATCAGCCCGGTCTCGCAGGTGAGGCGAGGCCGGGCGTGAGATTACTGGCCAGTGCCGATCAGCACGCCGAAGATCGGCTGAATGTCACTGCCGCCCGAAACTGACGATTTCAGGATGCGAACGGTCGGCATCGCATACCAGTGCGTGGTCTTGTACTGAATCGGAACGCCGACCCCTGTGCTCCACGCCCACCCTGTGTTCGGGCCGTTCCATGAGATACCGGCGGCGGTGGGCACGAAGATGTCGCGCCCCGCGATGGTGGCGATGCGCTGCGCGATACCGATGCCGATGTTGGTGTTCACCGCGAACGGCTTCACGCTGGCTGGCAGCGCATCGATGAGCGTGAACGCGTAGGTTCCCGACGTATTGATCTGGTGCGCATAGAGCGCCGTGCCCGCGATCGCCGGCGAGGCGCCGGGCTGCGCGGAGAGGCCGGCCATATAAAGGTTCGCGATGCCCTGCTGGGCCTTCATCGGCACGGCGAGGCAGAGCAGCACGGCGAACAGAACGATGGCGGCGTTCAGCCATCCGGAGACGATCGACTGGACCTTCGCCGCACTCAGGAAGAACGGCTTCTTCACGATGTCGATGGTGAGGTTCTGGCCGTCGTAGTCATAGCCGAGGGTGACGCCGCTCTTGGAGGCCTGGCCCCTGTAGGTATCGAGGCTAATGCCCTGCTCGCGGCGGAGCTGGTCGGCCTTCGCGTTGAACTGCGGCGGCGTGAGTGGAATTTTGAACGACATGTGAAGCACTCCTTGGTTGGTGAGTTAGTCGGACCCGTTGTACGTGCTGAACTCTGCGTGCTCCTCGACCGAGACGTGCACCTCTTCGTTGGCCGCGAGCTGCGAGACCAGGCCGGCGATGCGCTGGTCGGCGAGCCGGTGCGCGTTCGAGGCGAGGTCCTGGATGAAGCGGAACCAATAGCCGTAGCGCGTGCGCTCCTGGCCGGTCGCGGGCGGAAGCATGGCGCCGGCGGCGCTATTGAAAACGGTGTAGACGATCACGGTCGCGATGATGGCGAGGACGCTCGGGTGCATCAGGCTTTAGCCTCCTGGGCGGCGGAGAGGAACTGGGTGCGTGTCCAGGCGTTGCGCGCGTCGAACGCGCGGTTGCCGGGTTCGCGGGTGCACTCATCCGCGACGTGCTTCCAGTCGCGCATGCAGGCACAGGCGCAGAGCCGTGAGAATCCCAGCAGCCCGGTGGCCGGGGCGCCGGGGCGGTACGGCCGGCCCACGCCCATGTTGAACGCCATATCGAGCAGCCCGGCCTTCGCCGGGCCGGGGAACGAGTCGAAGCCGCGGAAGATGAGGCGGAGCTGCGTCAGGAATGTCTGGCAGCGCGAGCGCCGCAGTGTCGCGCGGTCGTCGGCTCGCAGTACCAGGCTGCTGGGCGAGAAGTAAAAGCTGGCGACGCGGCCGGGCGTCCTCGACGCGACGTGGTGAAACTCGGCGATGATCTGCTCCTGCGTGGCGAGCTCGCCGGCGGGAGTATGCAACGGCAGCGCGAGCGCGGCGTGCGCATCGGGAATCATCAGGCCGGATCCAGCGGTAACGTGGTCCGCGGTGTCGAGGTACAGCCAGGAGATGTCACCTTCGAACGCGGGCAGGCGATGGTCGACGTAGTCGGCGAACCATGCCTCCTCGTCGGCCGCGCGCAGCGAGATACCATCGGGCGCCTGCTCGGCGGCCTCGATTGCCTTCAGCGCGATGGTGGGGTTGCCGCCTGAGTGGATCAGCGCCAGGACGAGCGAGTTAGTGTGCGTGGTGGAGCGATCGATGTTCTGCAGGGTGAGCTCGATCTCGCGGCGCGGGACGAACTCCTTGGGCAGCTCCTTCTGGGCGGTCTCCAGCTCATCCACGCGGCGTTCCAGGCCGCGCAGGGTGGCGCGTGCGGCGGCCACAGCGGCGACCAGGGTGAGCCCCTGCGAGGCAAGGACGGCGATCAGAGTGTCATCAAAGGGCATCGGCGAGGAGACTGTGCGGGTGAATCGCCGAAAGCGTCAAAAGCCCGGGGCAACGCCGAGCGCCTCCAGCAGCCGCTTGCGGAGCACGCCGACCTCGCAGCGCAGGAGCGCGAGGTCGTGTTCGGCCGTCGCGCGCACCTGTCGGCCAAGCAGATAGTCGACGACGGACTCGAGCTCGCGGCAGCGCTGGCGGAAGGTGTCGCGCTCGATGCGGAGCTGCTCAATCTGGTCGGGGCTCATGGGAGGAGATGGTGCAGCACGCGCAGGCCGTAGAGCGCGACAACGAAGAAGCCGGCGCCCGCCAGCACGAAAGGCCAACGGGCGAGGGCTGCGGGTTTGATCTCCACTCGGTGCATGGTCCTACCAAGCCGCCGTCGCGGTGCATGTTGTGTTCGTGTCGAAGTTGCCCGCGCCCGCGTCTGGAGAGAACTGCACCTGATAGACGCCCGACGTACTGTTGCGCCATACGCCCTGATCGCGCCGTGCGGTTGCTCCGGCCGTCGTGTCGCTGTCGAAGCGTATGGAATCAGACACGATGTTTTTACGGATGTTCGGACTTGTGTAGTCGTAAATCGTAATGTCCGTCGTCCCCATCTGCCCCGCTGGTGCCGCCGAGCCGGGTAGACTTCCGGCCGGGTAGAACCCGCCGTTGTTGAAGGATTGCCCGACGTACGAGGAACTGCCCGGATTGGCGGCCACCATCAACGCATAGCCATAGTTCGTCGAGCCGGCATCTCCGTTGAGCATCAAGTCCCACGAGGACGCGCCGCTCGTTGTGCGGCCCGAGCATGTAAATTGCAGCTTATGTCCGCAACTCGGAATCGCGTAGAAGATGATGGAAGCCGCGGGGGCCGCGAGCGTTTGCGTTTGTGTCCAGCACTCCGGCTGCGTCCCAAGGTGCGGGTTTCCAACCGTATAGAAGCCGAGCGAGGCTGCGTTGCCCTCTTGCGTCGTGACGAGTTGGGCAAGCGTCATCGGCGCGGCCAGGAGCTTGATATGGTTGAAGTCTCCCGGCGTGGGCGTTTGGTTATCCGTCGCCGACATATAGGCGTAGGTCACGCCGTTTATGCTGCTCGGGACGCCGTCAATCTGCGCAATGGAGAAGTCCCCAATCTGCCCCGGACCTCCAGGTGTCACGGTTGGCCCCTCATCAAGCGATTGCCGAGTGACCGCGCCGTTCGGCGTGTCGAGCGTCCAGACGTGTTGCTGCGAGTCCGATGACTTCCAGCGGAATACATCCGTCGGAGTGCCGCCGTTGACGCCCGCGACCAGGCCGTACTTGTCGCAGTGCAGCCACGTATAGAAAGCGCCGCTGACCTGTACCGTCGAGCGAGCGCCGCCGCACATCCCCCCTTGCGCCCAATTACTTCCGCTGTAGCCGCCCCAGCTGATTACCGGGTTGCCGCTGTACGCCGTTGCCGTGTATCCCGCCGTTGGCGCGCCCGCCGTGTTGCCGGAAGCGCGGCCTACTCGCCAGAACCCATCTGATCCGAGGGCTTCATAGAGAAACTGCCATACTCCATTAGAGTCCACCCACCAGTCGATATTGCCCTTTTGCCCCGAGTCCCACGAAGTTCCGCCGAGCTGCGGAATGAAGCCCGTTTCGAGGATCGACCATGTTTGACCGTCGGTCGATACGGCGATGGTGAAGCTCGTCGGGTCGACGCCGTACTGCTGCCCAATCCAGTAGTAATTTCCCCCGGCGAACTTCTTTACGCGGCCGTGGTAGAAGCCCGGCCCAATAACGGGCTCGCCGTTATTTTGGGGGACCATATGCATTGGGTCTTGGCCGTAGAAGTGGCAGATGCCAGCGGTTGTATATCCGCACGTCTCGAAAGCTTCCCAAAATGCCGGGTTGCCGTCCGGGTGATAGAGAAGACTCGATTCTTGATATGTCTGCTGGTTGCGCGCGCCGCCGACGAAGACCGTCCCGAGGCGTTGCCACACGCCGCCGATAGGCTGCTTTGTGTCCGTGTACTGCTTCGTCGCCGGCTGAAGCGCCTGCGTCGGATCCGCGGCGAGCGTCACGGTCGAGCCAAACGTCGTCGCGTTCGGAACTGTCCCACCCGTAAACGTAGTGCCGGCATGGTTGTCCACGTAGTGCTTGTCAGCGGCCTGCAGGTCGGTCGTTGGGTCGCCAGGCAGCACGATCGCATTCGTAACCGTGCCGCCATTGAACGCGGGGTTGTTCACGATCGTAGTGCCGCCGCCCATGTTCTGCGTCGGGATGTTCGGCGTGAAGGTTTTGAAGAGGTCGAGATTGCATGAACTAGTCGAGCACCATCCCGCAGTAACCGCGGCCGAGCCGGTGGTGATCGATGGCTGCACGCAGGTATAGTTCGGCAGGTCCTCGGTGTAGTTCGATGGATCCTGATAGCTGAACGCGAGACACACATTCTGCGGTGTGGTGTTGTACGTGTCCGGAACGGTTGTGGAGAACGCGCCGCCGGTGACGGGCACCTGAACGCACGCGGCGAGGCCTGTGCCGCCGCCGGCGACGTTGAAAGCGATCGGCACGCCCTTATCGGTGACCGGGCAGATGGTGATGTTACCGGTGACGGGCTGGCCGGTGACGGTCTTGAGGTTCGTCGCGGTGAGCGGGATCTGCGCAACCATAGGCGCGGAACCCAGGCATGCGCCCAGTCCGAGGATGAGTGTGGTCGCGAGGCGGCGAAGCGAAAAGCGAGGTTGCATGCGGTGTTCTAGGCCGCATGCGGAGAAATCGTCAAAAGGTTGCGGGCATCACTCTTCCGAAACGGGCTGCAGCATCTTGGCGTTATGCGTCCAGGAGGCGGTCGCGGCGCGCGTGCCGACCATGTACTCGTGGTCCGGGCCGTCGAGCTCGATGCGCAGCACCTCGGCGGCGCCCTCGATGCGTTGCGGGTGGAGCGCGCGGAAGCCCTGCGCGACCGTTTCGACCCGCCGCCGCTCGCGCAGCGTGGAGCACCAGCGATAGTGCCCGTCCTCGGTGCGCAGGGTGTGGCTGGCGGACGCGGCGTAGATATCGCAGCCCTCGATGTGCAGGCGGAAGGTGTACGGGACCGAAACCCACTCGGCGGAGCGGATGCGCTCCGGTCCGCGGCGGCCATCGAGATAGACGTCCTCGCCGGCGGCGAAGCGGCGCTGGATCTCCTCGTTGGAGACGCCCACGCCCTGGATGAGGAGCGGCGTGCCGCGCACCGTGCAGGCCACCGGGTACGGGTTGGACGTGATGCCGGAGCCGCCGGGGCTTCCACTGCCCGTCGCCACGGTGGCCATCTGGAAGCCGCCGGAGGTGAGAGCAATGCGACCATCCTGGCGGCAGGCGGCATCGGCGTAGATGTCGAAGGCGGTCGCCAGAAGCGCGGGTGTGCCGGCCGCGCCGGTCTGCGGAGCCGCCGCCTTCACGCCGCCGTACATGATGTCGAAGTAGAGGAATGCCCAGTAGTTGGTGCTCTGGGCGAGGCCGGTGAATTCCATCGAGCCGGGCTGAATCTGGGTCACCGCTCCATCGGGCCAGAGAATGGCGATGTTGCCCCAGGAGATCGTGATGGCGCTGTCGGACGACGAGTAGGTGAAGGTTCCGGTAAACGTCGGCAATACCGAGCCCTGCACCCGCAGACCGGTGCTCGAGCCAGACTGGAAGATATCGAGCACGTTGCCCTGCACATCGAGGTCAGCCCACGCACTCGCCACGACGACGCCCTCCTGTGACTCCTCCAGCAACAGGTGTGAGAAGGTCAGGGTCGAGCCCACAGGGATGTTGACGGTTGTGCCGCCGATGCCGATGTACACGCCGATGTCTGCCGTGCCCGCGGGGATCTGGAACGAGGCTGTGTTGGTGCGGTTCAGCGTCGGCGTTGTGCCGTTCAGTGGAATGAAGCACTGTCGCACGCCGGTCTGATTGCCGCTCGCGTCCAGGAAGAAGACGCCGAAGATAACCTGGCCCACGTTGGGCGCCGAGCCTGAAACGCAGGTGTCTTCGAAGTAGCCGGAGAGCAGCAGATAATCGCCGACGCTCCACTTGCTGCGCGAGATCATCTGGAACGCGAAGGTTGTCGAGGCAGTGATAGCCGAGCCGGCGACGGTGTACTCGGCCTCGCCGTCGTTAGCGAACGTCGGCACAAACGTGTCGCCGGCGCGCGGTGTGACGGACCAGTAGGTGAAGCCCGAAGCAAACGTGCTGTCCAGCAGCAGGTTGGTCGCGATGCCGACCGCGTCGATCGTCACCGTGGGCGCGGTGGTGAAGCCCGCATAAAGATTCTTCGCGTCGAAGCCAATCACGCTGTAGTCGTAGCTCGACCCGGGTGCCTGTTGCCCCTGCCAGCTGGTGACGCCCGCACCCAGCCGCTCGACGAGCTTAGGTGTGGCCGTGCTCCCGGTGATCTTCGCGTAGATGCCGACGCCGGCAGTGTCCGGGCCGTTCTGCCAGGCCAGCGACGCATAGCTGACATAGCTTCCGCTGACCGTCTTGAAGAGCTCTTTGCCGCTCAGGTTGATGACGCCGGGATTGGATTTCACGATGGCCGAGGCCTCGCCGATGATCGGCGTCGCGACATCGTAGATGCGGCTGTCGTAGTCGAGCCATTCGATCATCGAGCGGTTCTCGCTGGCGCGTTTGATGTTGGTGATGCGCACCCATTTCGTCGCGCCAGCCACACCGTAGATGTAGTTCGAATAATCTTCCGGTGCGCGGGAGAGCGGCGTCGCGAGCTGCACTAGGGCTTCGGTGCCCTGCACTGTGACACTGGCGACGGCCGCGGTTTCGAGCACGTCGGTGTCATGCAGCGAGACGGTTTGCCCCGCGAGCGGGACGAAGCCCGGCGGCGGCGATACGATAACGCTCTGCACGTCCGAGCGAAGCACCGCGCAGTCATGGCTCTTGCCGTCGGATGAGACGACCAGCGCGCGGGTGATGCGGGTGTTGTTCGCCCAGCTCGGCACGGTGAGCGTATAGCCCGCCGGGCTGGTCGATGCGGCGACGGCCGAGATGTTTGCCGTGGCGAGCCGCAGCACGTCCGGGTGCTGCACCATGACGGTGTAGTTCGTGCCGGCCACGAAGGGAACGTCGTTGCGATCGAGCAGCAGCGCATTCGCCGTTGAGCCGGGCAGCGTGCGTCCGCCGCAGCCCCATTGCGGAACGTCATGCTGCAACGCCACGACGTTGTACGGGCGGCAGGCGATGCCGTCGGTGTCGGTGCGGAAGCTGCCGGAGCGCAAGAGAAACTGGTTGCCGCGCTCCTTGTAACGTGCGTGGTGCCAGGCCTGCGCCGGGATGGTGATGCCGCGGCCGTTGATACGCACGGGCTTGGGCACGGCCCCGGTGTTCTGCTTCGTGGGGTCCATGTAGACCAGCGGATTGTCCTGCTTGTAGTAGCGCGTGGAGTCGGCGAACTGCACCTCCACCTGATTGGCGCGCTCGTCGATCGGCAGCCACGCCTCGGAAAACGAGTCCTGCAGGATGTTGCCGACGGTGAACATCTGCACCGGCGCATCCACCGGCGCGTCCAGCGCGACGGCGTAGTCTGTGCCGACGGGAACGATGGCCGCGCGCGACATGCCGGTGACGGATTGCAACTGCGTCCAGAGATCGCTCTCGTTGTCGAAGACGCCGTTGTAGACGCACATCCGAATAGAGTTGCCGTTCCCGTCGGCCACCAGTGTGTCGTTGTTCTCCGCCCAGGCCACCCACTCGTCGATGTAGCGCTCGATGTTCGGGGGCACGACACCGGGCCACGCACCGCCGCCGTAGAGATCGTCGAGCAGCATGTCCTCGGCGACGCAGGCGGGATTGTCCTCCTCGTAGGCCATCAGCTCCGCCGGCATCAGTCCGGTGTCGCGGGTGCGCAAGCCGTGCTCGACCAGCGCGGTAATGCTGAGGTTCTGGCCGGAGAGCTGCGACGTCGCCAGCGCGCGCACCGCCACCAGAATCATGTTGGGATACACGAGATCCAGATAGGCGACCTCGTTGACCGAATGTACCCACAGGTCCTGCCCGATGTCGGGCGCCCAGTTGTCGCCGGGAAAGACGTCGTCGTGCAGCCGCGCCGTGCCGTACTTGATGATCTGCACGTCATACTTCGCGGGCGCGAGGCCGAGAATCTGGGTGCGCGAGTAGTACGGCGTGGTCTGCGCGGCGATCGCCTCGACATAGCCGTCCGTCCAGGTGAGGACCTGAACGTAATTCATATTGATATCGAGCAACTGCCATTCGCCCGCGGCGGGCTTCTGGTAGGTGTAGTGATTGCCGTTGGGCGCGAAGTTCTCGGTGGTGAGTGTCCCGGTCCATTTATCGCCGGGGGTGTGCGGCCCATCGTCCAGCGCGTAGACCACGCCCGAGCCCGCCGGCATATCCGTCGCGACCACGCCCCAGGCGTGCGGCAGATAGGCGCTGCCGTCGGCGTGGAGCTGGACGACCGGTGCGGTCGTCTGCGGTTGCACCACCGGGATCCAGTCGCCCGCCGGCGTCGAGCCCACCGCGGCGGTGCGGTAGAAGACCTGGTAGGTCATCACGGCCGGGATGATGTGGCCCAGCGAGGTCTCGACGAACAGGCCGGAGGGGAACGAGACATCGACCTGGATGGCCTGCGTGAGAACGCCGGTGCCCGGGATGACGACCGCCTGCCCGGCGAGGCACTGCGTCGATTGCGGATAGCCGTTGACGATCTGATTGAATTGCGCGATCTCGGTCTGGTCGTTGGTGCCTAGCCGCGTGTAGTACTGCACGTTCTGGTAGCTGGAGATCGGCTTGCCGTTGATCTCGATGTCGGTGATGGAGCGCGCCGGACCGAAGCCGTAGCAGGCGAGGGCATTGATGAACTGGTCGGAGCCCGCGATCTCGGTGAAGCTGGAGATGATGTTGCCGCCCCAGCGAAACGTCCCGTTGCCCTTGGGAATGACCGTGCCGGAGCGCGCCAGCGACTTGGGGCCGTCCGGGTCGTAACTGGGCGAGCTGCTCTTGCTGGAGGGCGAAGACGGCCCCATGAACGCGGAGAGGAGCAGGTTGCCGGCGATGGATACCGCGCCCGCCAGCATGGTCGAGGTCATCGCAATGCTCATGCCGAGTAGCGCGACGCCCGCGCCCGCGGACATCACGGACACGGCGGCCGCCGCGGCGATGATCGCCACGCTCGCCAGCGTGCGCAGGATGCCGCCCCCGTGAACGATCGGCGCGATGACGACGGAGTCGCCGCCGCGCGGCGTAACCTCACTCCAAAGCGAGCGCTCCCAGGTGTGGCCGTTGACCGAGACGCTGACGGTTGCGGCCCAGGTATCGAATTCCAGCGTGTCGCATCCGTAGAGCCGCATCAGGTGTTCGAGCGTGAGGTACTCGGGCTCGACGTCCTCGATGACGCGGTCGCGCGACGGGTCGACGGGGTTGGTGATGCGGATGAGGCGGATCAACGCACGGCCTCCGGGAGGTAGTAGCCCATGACGCGCCGCGCCCACACCGGACTGCGCAGGCCTTCGCTGCACGCGCGGCCGACGTCGCGCAGGGTGTGCAGCATGCGGTAGGGATCGATCATCGTGCCGAGATGGCGTTCGCCGTGCAGCATGCGCAGCAGCACGATGCAGCCGGGCTCCGGCGCGGCGATCTCGCGGCAGGGCCCGAGCACGCCCTCGCGATGCTGGCGCGCGAACTCCTCGGGCGTGGAGTCATACGCCGGCAACGGACGGCCCTGACGGCGTTGCAGCTCCAGCACCAGGCCGAGGCAGTCGAAGGCCTCCGGGCCGCGTGCGCCCTCGGCATAGGGCTTGCCGATGAGGTCGGCATAGAGCTTCGGGCTGAGTGTGCCGCGCGCCATACGCCGCATACACATGCAGTTCGGCGCGCAGGTAGGCTTGCAGTGGGGGATCATGCCACGCTCGCGATCGCCGCGCCGTTGGTGTCGATGCCGGGGAAGAACAGGCCGCGCAGCGGCGAGGTGGGAAAGTGCGCCTGGCAGCCGGTCGCGCCCTCGATGGTCTTGGAGCAGCTTGTCATCGGCCCCACGTAGCCGCACTGCGGACCCTTGTACTGCCAGGCGCAGAAGTTCGGGCGATACATGAACAGCGGAAACAACCGCCGCAGCGGCGAGCTCGCGCCCAGCTTGAAGGTGACGAGCTTGGCATCGCACACCGACTGCTTTACGGTGAACGCGACGGCCAGCTCGGGCTCGCCGGCAAGGTTCGCCTGGTTCACAACGTAGAGGTTGAGGTCCGCACCTACGACGCCCGCGTACTGCTCGATGGTGGCCTGCAGCGCGCGCATCACGTTCGAGGCCTTGAGGTCCATCTCCGGCACGACACCTGTCGTCGAGAGGTTGAATTCGCCCATCTCGAAGTTGAACGGCGCATAGGTCTGCGGCCCCTGGCCGTCGCCGGCGTCGAACACAATCGGATCGGGGTTGCGCACCAAGCGCACATACTGCTGCGCGGCGTTCGGGTCGGCTGAGCCGGGATAGCGCAGATTCAGCAGCAGCAGCCAGGGCTCGCCGGACGCGAGTTTGTGGCGCTCAAGGTTCGAGGCCAGGGAGAGCAGCGTGAAGGCGGGGCGCGGCGTGGGCATCTAGACCTCCCGGATCGCGAAGGTGCAGTTCTGGCGGAACTCGCCTTCGATGTTGTTGGCGTCGGCGTAGGCGGGCAGCGTGGAGAAGCGCACCACATAGCTCTGCGGGTGCTTCGGATCGCGGTTGTCCGGGAAGGTGAAGCTGTTGGCGCCGTAGACGGCGAGGTTCTCGACGAAGTTATCCAGCACCGTCACGTCGGCCGGCGTGAGGAAGTCGATCGAGACGTTCCACTCCCGGCGGCGTCGCTTGTAGCGGGCGCGGGTGGACTCCATGCCATTCTCGTAGCTGTCGCGCAGTGTCGGGTCGAGCGTTTTGGCCTGCGTCTTCAGCGCGGGCTTGCGGCTCAACTTGGGAAAGGTAATCACGGCGAGGTTATAGGGAGATTTCGGGGTTTAGCGCAAAACGGCTAAACTCCGCCCCGTGCCCGCGTTCGAAATAAAGTGCGATGTGTCCGGCGCCGTCGAAGGCATGGAGAAGCTGCTGGGCGATGACCTGCCCTTCGCGGTTGCGCTGTTCCTGACGAAGCAGGCCCAGACCGGGCAGAAGGCCGCGCGCGGGCTGGAGCAGTCCGGCATCTTCCGGCTGCGCAACGACTGGACAGTGCGCAACACGAAGATCGAAGCCGCGACGAAGAAGAACCTGCAGTCGATCGTCTACACCGACACATCGAACTGGACGACCGGAGCGCCGGATTATCTACCGCGGCAAGGCGAAGGCGGCGAGCGCGTCCCGGTCGACGGCCGTCAGCACCTGGCCATTCCGACCGACTATCTGCGCCGCCTCGCCGGCGGCCCCGATAAGCCTATCCCCGACTGGCTACGGCCGAAGGCGCTGCTGGAATACGCGCGCAACAATGGCAAGTGGACGGCGGTGCGCGGCAAACTGAGGGGCCAGCTCCGCGGCGCGCCTCAAGCCGTTCGCGGCATGTACTTCTTCCGCGTGACGTTCAAGAGCGGCGCCGAGGGCATCCTGGCACGCTACGTCTCGGATCCGCGTGAGCAGGTTTATCCGATGTACATCTTCGTGACCAGGGCGCATCTGCGGAAGCGGTTTCCGATGGAACAGAGCGTGGAGCAGCAGCTGGCGCAGAGCATGGATCAGGACTTCGAACGCGCCGCGCTCGAGGTCTTCACGAATCGCGACCTGGGCTGGGCGCGCGTAACGTTCTAGCCAATAACCAGCAGTCCCTCGCCTTCGAAGCTCAGCCGTCCATTGAACCGTTCGGAGCTGGCCGACAAGCTGACGCGCGTGGATTTGTAAGCGGCCTTCTCGCGCAGCAGAATCGCCGCGCCCGTGAAGGTGACCTGGGTGAGTGTCCAGACCGCGGCGCGCATGTCGGCGACGTGGCACTCGATCATCTCGTAGCTCATGCCCAGCTCGCGCGCCTGGTCTGACATGGCCTCGCAGATCTCCGGGAAGTCGTGGCCGTAGATATGTCCGCGGACGCGCAGCTCGTCGCCTTCGATGAAGGCTTCATTGATCAGACCGCACTTCTGGCGCGGATTGTGGCCGTCCAGGTCGGCCGTAAAGCCGACAGCCATGCCGAGCAGCGTGGGGATGGCCTCTTCGGCCGCCGCGCGGGTGAGCAGCACGCGATGGCCGCGCGCGCCAGAGGGCGCGGAGTCGGAGGGAATATCCAGGCGCGTCAGTACGCCTTCAAAGGGGAGCCGGTTGGGGTGTTTCACGAGGCCGAAGATGCTGTGCGGCCAGAGTTTCTGGCAAATCGCGTCACGTTACCCGGCAGCAAACTGGACCGGCGTCGGATGCATTATCCCTGTCCGAATCCCATCATCGACTGTGCGATCGGGCCGTTCTGCGAGTGGTCGGTGAGCACGGTGTGGATGACGAACTCTCGCAATTGGCTGTCATAGCTCACCTGGCTGGGTTGCGCGCTGACGGGCTGCGAGGACTGATTGATCACGTTGGTCGTGACGCTGGGCATCTTGCCGCCGCCGGACTCGGCGAGCTTGGAGGTGAGGCTGGCGGGGATGACCGAGCCGCCCTTCTGCGGAGGCACCCACAGCTCCGGGCCGCGCTCGCCCACCACGGCCGCGCCGCCCATGTTCGAGGTGCCCGAGGCGTGGCCCATGCCGGCCGCACCGAAGATCGACGAGAACATGCTGGATAGAAAACCGCCGCCGCCGGCCGCGCCCGCGCCGGAAGCCCCGCCACTGGCGTCGCCCAGCAGCTTCATCTCCAGCAGCTTCATGGCAAGCTTCAGGGCGTCCTGCTCCATCTCCTGCGCCATCTGCTTGAAGCTGGTTTTTCCGCGCATTGTCTCTTCGGCGATGCGATCGGCCATGGACGTGACGCCCTTGGAGAGCGTCTTGCCGAAGTCCGGCTCCTTGCTCTTGTCCGGTGTCTGCAGCTTGGCGAGCTCGGCGTGCAGCTCCGCGGCCTTCTCCTTGAAGGGACCGCCGAGCGTCTGCGCGAGCGCGTCATATTGCTCGACCAGGGACTCGAGCGCGGAAGCCTCCTGCTGGTGCAGGGCGTTGAGCTCGCGCTCGGCGGCCAGCTTGGACTCCTGGCCCTTGCTGGCGCGGTCCTCGATGGCCTGCGCCTTGAGCTTGTAGCTCTCCTCCTGCTGCTGGATCTGGCGCTCGACGTCGCCGATCTCAAGCTGCTTGGCCTTGTAGTCGCCCAGCGCGCGCACCTGGTCGACCGCGCCGGCGGAGCCGCCCTGGGCCTGCAGCTTGCGGGCCTCGAGCTCGGTCTCGCGCTGCAGTAGAGCAAGCTGCGCGGTGATGCCGTCGTTGCGCTGCTTCTCGAGCTCGGCCGCGGCGCGCAGGTTGTCGAGCTCGGCGGCCTGCGCCCCGGTCGCCGTCTCCGCCTGCGCCGCGCTCTTGAGCTGCTTTTTCCGAGCCTCCAGGTTGCCAATCTCTTCCTGCAGCCGGAGCAGCTCCGTCTGGGTATGGTCCTCTTCGGCGGAGTGGCCGTTCTTGTCGCGCTTGAGCGTCTTGTCCTTGTGCTGCTTCTCCAGGAGCGACTGCAGGGCCGTCTGCTTTTTCTGGAGTGCGACTTCCTCAGCGTTGAGGGCATCGGTTTCGAGGCGCAGCTTCTCGGCGTAATACGCCTGATCCGAGATGAGCAGTTGCTTGTGTTGCGCCTCGTTCCGCGCGAGTTCGACGGTGTCGGCATTCTTCTGGGCATCCGCCGCCGCCTTGGCCTGCTCCGCGACCAGCGCCGCCGCGGCTGAGGCGATGCCGTTCTGGCTGTGGTCCTCCTTGCTCTTTTTCGTGCCGTCGCCGACGACCGTCGGCGGAACAAACGGCTTGGTGCCGTCGCCCTGCGCCCACGAATCGAGATCGCTCGGGCGTATAACATCGGTGAACTTGGAGACGTCCGCCTTGGTCGGATCGCCCATGGCGATGGCGCGGAACTCGTCAGCCTTCTTGGCGTAGGCATCCCCACTCGCCTCGGCGGCCCGGCCGCTGGCCGTCAACTCACCGGCGCGTGCGATTGATTCGAAATAGTCCTTACCGGCTGCGGCTGAGTAGAATCCCGCAGCTACGGCCGCCATGACGCGGCTCAGATCACGTCCCCATTCCAGGAAGACCTGCCGGTCTGTCTTGCCGTCACGGATCACATCCATCATCTGGTCGAGGCCGGGGACCAAGCCCTCGGTGAACTCCAGCCCCGCGCCGTGAACGTGCTCCTTCAGGTCGTTGAACCTCTGCTGCGTCTCTTCCAGAGCCTTGGCAGTCTCTCCGTTGAGCTGCACGCCCGCCTCTTCGGCGCGCGCCTTGTACTCGTCCCAATGCTGGGCGATCTCGATCAGCATTGGAATCTGGGCGACTCCCGCTTTGCCCAGCATGTCCATGGCCAGCCGGTTGCGCGCGGAGGAGCTCTCGGTAGCTGCAAGCGTCTGCACGAGCTTGTGAAACGCAATCTCCGAGCCATCGGTGCGGCTGGCCAGATCCTTCGCGTTCAGCCCAAGGGCCGCGAAGTCCGCCGCGAGGTTCTTGTTTCCTGTCGCGGCTTCGCTGAGGTTCTTGCCCATGCGGGCCACGCCCGTGACGAGGCCTTCGAAGTCGGTGCCAAGCACCGCCGCCGCATAATGCAGCGTGGACAGCGAATCGATGGTCAGCCCGGTCTGTTCGGACGCGTGCTTTAGCGTTTCGCCCAGCTCCATCGATCCGCCGATGAGCTCGCGGACGCCTTCGGCCGCCATGCGAAAGCCCTCATACAGGCCCATGTATTCGATCGCCGTCTTGGCGCGCTCCCAGGCTTCCGACGTCTCGCCGGCGCTGTGCTTGGCCTCCCCGGCCGTCTCCTTCATCTGTTCGCGGATCTGCTCGAGCGCGGCCTTCGTCGTCGACGGGTCCGCGGTGATGACGATCTCGATGCCCTTTTTCCCGGCCATCAGCGCTTCCCTTCGGTGGACTTGAGTAACCCAGCTTTGTGCATCTTCTTCTGCAGCTTCTTGAGGTCGCGCTCCGCCTCAGCCTCGCGCGTCGCGACGTCGGTCTGTTCCTCGCCGAGGAGCTGCGCAGCCGTGACCGCCTCGCCGGTGGTGGCAGAGAGATGCAGTGACATCCAGGACGCGCGTTCGCGGCGCTCGTCCTGCTGGCGCTGATAGTGGCCCTGCCGCGCGAGCGAGAGTTCTCTTAGCGTCGACGCCCAGAACTGGGCTTGCGTCCAGCCGAGGACCGCGAAGGCGAAGCGCTGCGCTTCGTCGAAGTCGTAACCTTCGTCGGGCCGGGATGGCTGGGAGCGGCCTGTTTTGGGGCGGGCGGCTCGGCCGCGCTGGCGTCCGCCGCCGCTTTTCCCGGCAGCGCCGGAGAGGCTGTCGCGCCCACCGCCGCGAAGATGACGGCATGGAAGATGAGCGTGTAAGTCCAGGGGCGAAGGAACTCCTGCGCCTGCTCAAGCGTCAGATCCTCGCCGTGCTGCTTGGCGTCCCGCTGCAGGCCGGCGAAGAGGAAGAACGCGAGCGCGTCCATGTCCACCAGCTCGAAGACGTTCTTGTCCTTCACCCGGTAGAGCTTCGTGAGGAAGGCCGGGCCGAACTTCTGGACGAGAAGCC